ACCAGTAGAATCAGTACCAGATTCTTCAGATGTTATGCCTTTACTCTTACGATTATCATACTCAAATTTGTCAATAATCTTTTTACATTCCTCTGGTTGGAGTACATCTTCATACTCTGCTATCATTTCGGCAAAGTTAGTTAGTGTCATTGTCAGTTTCCCTCAAATTAAATGCTAAAATTATTCTTTTTTCCATTATAGGTGGACTAAAGTGATATATCTCTGGATCCCAGATTAACACATCACCTACCTCAACTTTAGAAGTTGCTGTATTACTTTTGTGTAGTGGATCTTGAAAATAAGTAGACTGTCCATCGTTTAAGAACAAACAACCAGAACCACTTATCTTTGTTCCCGCATGATTATGTATTGGATGAAATCCACCAGGTTTATACACTTGAACCCAAGAGTTGTCAAATGCATCCTCTGGTGCTATAACATCCAAAACTTTCTTAATCCAAGGAACTGAATGTGGCATATTTGGAGTTCCATAAGTCGTAGTTAATCTTCCATGATCAACATACTTACCATACTTTAAACACCACTCCTCAAGTTTATCAACCCATCCATCAGGTATATCGATATGAGACTTGATAACAATAGACGGTGGAAAAAGTTGTCTATGTTCTGTTTTAAGTTTTTCTTCACTCATAAAATGCTTCTAATCCAACTGGTTTTCCAAAACTATAGTCATAAGTTAATGCATCGTTGCAAACATAATGTGGATGATTAGATTCAACACCTAATCTTTTACACAATTCAAGATGATTATCCTCCATAAGTTCTACTGCATACAACATATTGTTTAGTATGTGTTCCTCCTCATGATATTGTAGTAAAGTATTTTTAAGAGTAACCAGAAAATTACCACTACCTGCTGAATTATCTAGGAAAGTAGAATTAGGATTCTTTTTAATATCATCTGGTATTTCATCTATCATTCTAACACAAACATCCGTAGGTGTAAACACTTCGCTAGTAGCGTTTATCCTATCATCTGATCTTTCAATCTCAGATCCTACACTTTTATTATGATCGTTTCTCTTCATTAAATGTCAGGAATAGTTTTGAATAATTCTTTTGTGTTAGAGTTAACTATTCTATTCTTAAGCACCATCTGATATACTTCATCAGATCTCAAATAATCTGCAAGTTTACTACTCTCTTCTTCAGATGATGTCTTTAATATAACTGTAGATCCACTAATAGCATGGTCATAAGGTTTGATGCGAACCTGTCCGAATCCTTTTCCACCATACTTACTATTCATTACAACACCGTGTTGATTTACACAACAAATATATTGAGATCCATCAACTTTAGTAACTTGCATTTCTCCGTTCTTACCACCCATAGTAGTTATCATAGGGTAGTCTCCTTCAATTAATTGATTCAAGTTCAAGTTGCCACGTTGATAGCGATATCCCATATTGTTTGGAACTTCTGAAATAAATTCTGAATTTGTAAATCTAATACAAGTATCAGGAGTAATTCTAATATCTTTTACTGTACCATCAAGATAAGTTAATTTTGTTAGTCCATTATATCCACGTTTCCATGTGCATATACAGGTTTCTGTCATTGATATGGAAGGAAATGTATCAGAAGAAAGTGCTTCAATAGAAACAATACCTGCTGTTGAAAATAAAGTTCTTCTAAACTTTGATGTAGATTTAGCAAAGTGTTTAGATCTAATTACCTCTGATACATAATCAGATCTTTTCATTGCATCTAAGTAAAAAATTGTATCTAAGGTTTTTGCACATCCACCTGTGGTTGCACCTGTTACTGTAGATGTATCTGTATATGGTGGATTGCCAACTACTACACTGAACTGCATATAACAACATAAATTGGATGCGAGAAACAAAAACTAGGACTTACAGGACGTAATTTCTCAGAGAGGATTTACGATCTTGTGATCAAATCAAGATTTCGACCTGATCTGGGACAACCATAGATCCTTGCCTGTTTTGTTTCCCTGTATTAATTATAGCATAAAAAAACCCCCTGTAAAGGGGGTTGTGACACTTTTTAAACTGACTTAGACCTTCGCATTCTTGTCTTACTTTCAGTATAATTTACAGGTGCCCATTCAATTTCCTTCTCTTTGGTTTTTCTTAAATTAGCACTCTCTTTTTTTACAAAGGTACTAGACTCTTCCTTAACATTTTTTGCAAGGGATTGCCCACCATTTAATTTTTTCTCAACCTTTGGTGGTTCAAACTGTTTTAGATAACCTTTCCTACTGAAAAGTTTATTAGTACCTACAGCATCCTCAGAGGTTATTGGTTCATCAATCATCGTACACTAGACACTCTGGTTCGTCTGGGTGTTGATCACAAAAAAGTTCAATGCAGTTAGGATCGTGGTGATCTCCTGCTTCGATCTCTGCTTTATGATGCTCAACATATTCTTCTAAGTCATGCAACTCATCTTCTATATGATGACGCATTGGTTCAGAAGTAGTTGGATCGGCAAGGATTTGTTTATCCTTTTGGATGTGGTCTTCAATAGTTTTCATAGTGACCTCCTATATCCTACGTTACTATTTATAATTTAGCACTATCTTTTTATGTTTGCAACTTCCAGTGTTTCTTTACGAACAAATACACCTTTTAAATCATAATACAACTTATGGTTCTCTGTGTTAACATAGTGTCCTGTTATGTTGGCACCATCACACGAATATCCATATCCTATAACTTTTTCTGGAACACCATCAATACGAAATCTTTTATCTGAGTGTAGGTAGGTTCCGTAGACTTCATCTAAATTAAACATAAGTATCTTGAAATGTTAGGATATTATAACATAGTATCTATATCATCTAATATTTCTTTACGTTTACTTTAGATTTATATGTCATCCTTGTTGTAGAATGTACCAAAGAATCCGCTATCCCCATCCTTACGATTTTCCATCTTGTCAATTACTTCACTAGCATCTATGATATTTTCAATGTTCGCCATCATATCTGCAATATGTTTGCTGACAAACGGTTTCTCTTGTCTTGCTGAAAATGCAAGTGCATTTCTTAAATTCTCCTGTGCGTCTCTCAGCGATGTTTTAACTGTGTCTGATAGTGCCATCTACTTTTTTCTTGTTGTTTTTTTAAATACTCCTAACTTTGCTAGAAGGTACACTGATAGTATTGTCCAAAAGACAACTTCTAATCCTACGTTATTCATGGTGTGTATTCGTAACCATACTTTTGAAGATACTCCTCAAACAATTCATCTGGGACTCTACCTTCCCAATAATCCTTTTCGGTGTAAGTCTTCATTTTATCACGAGTTTGCTCTGTTGGCAACTCATTGTTGATCCATTCTGATTGCTTGTTCAAAAACATTCTGTAATTCTTTTGATGTTAAATTATTTAACCAACTCCATTCTGGGTCTTTTTTGTCCCATTCTGCAGTAAAAGAACCATCATCGTTTCTGTTGATTTTTAAAGAATCTTTCATCTTGGTATGCGATCAAAGATTGCTCTAAAAACAATTTGAAAGAATGATTTTGCTGCGTTACCTTTTAATTCATCAAACATATACATGTTTAATCTGAATGCATAATTTGCCTCTGTAATGATAGCATTCTTCTCTGATTCTGTAAGTGGTAACTCATCCAATACACTACGGTATTTTTCTTTATATAATTTAGAATCTTTGATATTTTCAAACTCATAAAAGTCTAAACCAGCTTTCTCTAAGTTCATTGCTTTCTTTGCAATGTTCTTTAATATTTGACCACCAGATAAATCTCCCAAGTATCTGGTATAGTGGTGACCAACTAATAATTCTGGTTCATCCTCTGCAACTTCACGAATACGATTAACATATTGTTTACATGCTTGACTTGGTTCTATTTTAGTTCTCCATTCAAGACCATAAAAATATTGTAAATCCTTTTCTAATGCTATCAATCTCTCTAATTCTGGAAAATATAAACTACCAACTATGGGATGTGTTCTCAAACCATATACTTCTTCTTCTAATGCTTTGTAAACAAAGTAGAGATCTGATACTAAGCATTTATAGTTGTCTGGACTTACTACTCCACGCAGAAATGATTTAACAAATGCAGTGTTCTCTGCTGCTGTATGTGATTTCTTTGTTCCTACCTTTAATTCTTTTGCAAAGTTAGTCATTTTGTTCTTTTTTAAGTTCTTTTCGGATCATTTTTGCATACCAAACATCTTCTTTTGTATACAATTTGCGATTCTTTTTTGCGATCTTAATGATCCTTTTAGCTGCTTTTTTGTCCTCCAAAACGGGATCCTCTAAGGGTGTTAGTTAAGTATTTATACCATTTGACCTTATTGATCCCGAAACTGAGAAACTTTCGCTTGCTTTTCTTACTCTAAATTTAGGATTTAATTGAAGTAATTTTTCGTGTTCTGATAGTTTATCTTTTACATAAACCATATCATCTTGAAGTTTATCTACCTTTTGATTTAAAGATTGAATCAACTCCTCTACCATATACATTTCTTCTGTATATGGATCTTTGACCCTTACCTCAAACCTTTCTTCTGGTGTTAATCTTTTTCTGTATGGGTATAACCAATCCTCTACTTCAGATACACATACCCATAAGAATTCTCTAATACTAAACAGAATTTTCATGATCTCCTGCAAATCCTATTGAGAAACTACTCTTACTGCTCTTCTGAGAATTAACTTCATCGCAGATAGTATTAACCACTCTTATAATGTCTTCGGTATCTCCTTCCATATTTTGTTTGACATAGTCATACTTTAGGAAGAAATCATCAGCAACATTTTTAAACTCTTCTTGAGTTATGTTGTTCTTCATAGTTTGATCCACCTCTGATTGTTAAGTGTCCAGTTAGTAACCTCTGCTATACGTTCGCGAACTGATTTAGCAGGTGTCCAACCGAGTTCTCTCATCTTACCACCATCTAATGCATATCGCAAGTCATGTCCTGGTCTGGAAGAATGGAAATCAACCAACTCATACTTAAGTTCCTTACCCTGTGCATCAGCAATGATCTGTGCTAACTCAAGATTGTTTAATTCTTCTGATCCTACAATATTAAACTTAGGACACTTTGCATTTCCCCAAGTGGGTTCAAATGTTCCCTTGTATTGTAGTAAGAAATATACTGCTGATGAAACATCTTCAGCGTGTATGTAGTGTCTTGAGCCAGGAATTGTCCTAGTCTTGTCGCTATGTATTGTTATAACTTCTCCATCCCTTGCTCTCTTAATACACATAGGAATAAACTTCTCTGGGTGTTGTCTTTCCCCGAATACATTCATAGTATGTGTAATGTATATTGGAAGTTTGTATGTATTCTCATATGCTACTGCTAACTCTTCTGCACCTGCCTTGGTCGCACTGTATGGGTTTGTTGAATTATATCTATCATTCTCT